ACAGAGACGTTCTCATTTTTAATAGCATTCTTTTCTGTAAGATGTTCAAAGAAAGATTCTCCTTTGCGGGTAGCTTCGTGATTGCCGGGGATGATGATTGTGGGAACAGTGACTGAATTGATATAGCTCAAAAACAGTGAGATTTCATCTGGCTCTGGTTTTTTATCAAAGATGTCACCAGCAATCACATGCACATCCACACGTGCCTCAAGCGCTAACATCTTACGAAACATTTCCCGAAATCTAGCTACTTGCCAGTTATAGGGAACCTTCTTTTTGTGAAGGTTAATGTGCCAATCAGCACTGCATAAAATTTTTGTCATTGCAATTCCTTTTAAAATATGCTAATTTATGTTTATTAGCTAGTGAATAACGCATCACCGCAGGTGAAAAGCTGTTGAACAAGGCTTGAACCGCTGTGGTTTAGCGCTGTCTCGTAGAGACGCAGCTGGGGCAACGGAGTTGCCTAAGCGTCACGTCATTCTTGTGCCCACTTTTCTATACGAATGTCAGTTGAACAAGGACATTGAGTGAAGGGACAGGTAATAGCTCCTCTGGGTTTTATAAGATTCTTTTTAAAAAGATTACCCATACAAGCTCTTGGATAGTTAAAAAGACAAGCACTTGGGTACACATCTCCACTAAATTTAATATTTATATTATCTCTACCTACTGCACATTTCATTCCCTTAAACTTATTATGATGAACTTTTAAATACTCTATGCTTGGGTGTAATATTTCTTCCCCCGTGTCTACTGTTACATTAGTATTTGTTGATCCTTCAAAAGCCTCGTCAAAAAATTTCATCTGTTCTTCTGTATAATCAACAATACTTTCAGAAAGTGCATAGTTACCTGTAAACTCATCTTGAATTTGAAGAGGTAAAACAGTGCATATTTCACTTAATTTTTCATAAGTTCTCAGAACTTGATCCCAGTTATTTGGGTCTGCTAGTAAAGCTACGCTTTCTAAATATCCAGCTTCTTCTAAAATCTTTGCGTTTTCATAAAAGTCTTCAAGTGTTGTCATTTCTGGATGGTAACTTGCGCAAAGAAATTTTTTTGCTTTACCATTAAGTTTATGAATATAGGTTTTAGGTGGAATAGATAGATTTGTAAGTATGTTGGGCACATAGTTATTATCTGCTAACCAATTTACTAAGTCTACCCACTGTTTATAAACAGTTGGCTCACCTCCTAACAGATTCATTTTTATCTTTTGATTCCCAAAATAATCAGAAAGATAAGTAAAAACATCAATATATTCATCTAGAGTTTTGAATCCAAAAGGTTGTGAATTATCATAAGAAGAACAATACGAGCAAGAATAATTACATCGTACTGTTATCATCCAATTTACATTTACTTGCCAGTCTGGAGACTCATATTTAAGATGTTTTATCTTCAATTAAATCTCCAGATACTGAAAGTTCTGAGTATACCACATAGCAAAAGTATATCTTTCTCCACGAGTTACTTTAGTAACTCCATGAACAAATTTATCATTTGACGGAAAAACTAAGAGTGTATTTGCTTCTGGCTTGTATGCCCAGTCTAATCTCGGAAAATAAATCTCACCACCCTCATACTGATCATTAATATAGTATATACCAGACCAAGTTCTAAAAGAAGTTGGATGTCCTGTTTGATCACCGTTAGGCCAAGAATTATCAGAATGAACACTCATTTCTCGTCCTGTTTCCCAACGAGTTAGCTCTGTGTTATCAGGAAAATGTATTTCTCCAGAATACTCATGGATGAGTTGTTGCCCTAAAAATCTGCACAAGTTCATGTAAGATTTAAAAGTATATCTAATCTCATTCTGAGTATCCAAAAGCTTAAAAGGTATAGTTCTACCTTTAAATGCTTCTATAGTCTGTGCTTTAGTAAAGTAAGGATTATTGAACAGATGTTTGTTAGCATCAAGAAACTTACAAAGGTTAGGCCAATGATACTCGTCATCAAAGACCTCTCCTCTGATAATAATGTTACTTAAACATTCTTCTCTTTCTTCGCCTGTAATAGGCTGAAGTTGGTATGAATTACTTTCTGCCAATAATCTTTCCTACATCGCCCTCAAACGTGTAGCTCCCCACATGATTAAGTTTAGTATTCGGATCTAACCAGATTTCTCCCCCCAGCTTCTGCCACCGACGACAAAAAGTATAATCTTCTGATAGATAACGATTATCATCAGGATCTAACCAAGTATCAAATAAGGCATAGCAATATTTATTAAACTTAGGATCAATATTAGAATCATTACGATAATGAAGTTCTGGATATTCTTGCATCATCTTTTCTACAACTTCTCGTTTAATCATGAAAAAGCCTGTTGATGCGTCTAACACCTCAACGGCACCATTTTCAACACGGACTTGTTTTTTCTCAATATCTCTAAACTTGAAATTGATCGCATATTGAACAGGCAGAGCTTTTTTTGGATAAGCAGCTGCCATAATTGGTTTATCATATGCTAACATACGTATGATAGAATCAGCATCAAATTCAATATCAGAATCAATAAACATTAAATGAGTACAGTCTGACTCCATAAACATTGCAGTAAGAATATTTCTGGCACGAGTAATTAATGATTCATTACGTAGAGTTGTCACTCTAAAATTAATTCCATGTCTCATCATTGTTTGCGAAGTACGAAACATGGATAAGAAAAATTGATCTGTCAACATACCACCATAACAGGGAGTAGCAAAAAAGATATTATGTTTTCTTAGTTTTTCTAGATCAATTGTTGCTTGATTACCTTCAACGGCAGTGAAGGCACCGAAAGATCGTTCTTTTGGTGCCTCTGTACCGTTAGCAGGTTTCATATCTGCTAAGGATTTTTTCATTAGGCTAAATCATCCACATCTTCTACAGGTTTAAATTCATCGGATACATCCCCGGCGAAATAGGCAGTGTTCTGTAGCAACCACTCTTTTTGCTCATCGTAGGTTTGACGCTTATAAATCTTACTTAGATCAAAAAGCTCCAACTCTTTTTCAGCATCAGTTAAAGGTGAATTATTTCTTGCAGGAATAATTGAGTATTTAACATTTTGTGGAAGTGGTCCAGTCTTTTCCTTTTTGATGGTGATATCATAACCATTGCCATTATCGGCAGGATTACCATAATCAGGATTTGTAGCATAATCTACAATTTGTGAGTAGATAGTAGCACGAAGATCAAAAAGTTTAATCTGTCCGTCTGCGCGATCAATTACGTTACAAACGTATGAAAATTGAGGCTTATCAGAGTAGATAGCTTCGTCAATTTCTTTGAAAGGGTCTTGAGCAGAATTATCAAAGGATTCTGTCTCACGACTAAATTGAAGACATTCTACAGGCATCTTCTTACCTTCTTTTGTTACTACCCAGTAGCAGTAACGTGGCATGACATCTCCAACTAGTCTTACTTTAGTATCTCCGATACCGAGTGTTAATCGTTGAATTTCTCTGCGTTGATTAGAGCCAGAGGATTGTTTACCTTTGGCTTGATCCCATGCGACCATTGTGTTTCTCCTTTTGTTGAACGTTGGTTCTTAAGTGTAGGATTTCCTCGTAACCGAGGACTCTGGTAAAAAATAAATTTTATCACCCTTTATTTCTATATAAGGGCTTTTAATATCTTTTCTTATATAGTTTTTAGCGATATAGTCTTGAGCTTCGCTAATTCTTCTCATAGAGAGTAGTTGTAGATATTCAGTTTTCTTTAAAATATCTACATTATGTGTTAGAAACCACGGATTTTTAAAATAACTCATTGGTTCTATTGTTTTGTAGTTGCAAACCAGCCTATCTTTTTTCTGCTCCAATAGACCAGTGGTAAATAAAAACATTGGGATATGATTTATGTTTAATGCTTTCATTAATCCTTTAGTAGTATAAGGATTATACAATTTTGTTTGTGCAAAGGTCAAGATAAGAATGGCTGCTTGATCTTTTCGTGCCTTTGATGTTAGTTCGTACCAGTTAAAGTATGTGACAGCTTGTTCCATTTATCTCTTATAATCTTTTTTGAAAAGTTGTTTTTTATAAAAACTTGTCCATTTTTAATTCTTTCTAATGTAAGTTTTCTGTTTTCTAAACAATGCTCCATACTTTTTACAAAATTATCAGTTATTTCGGCATAAGGTGTAAATGGTAAATAACTATCTATCTTATCAGCAATGACCATAGTACCACAAGCTAACCCATCTACTACTCTATTCGGACTTTTGCTATTTAACCATGGATCCTTTGGGTCGCTAGGTAAAATTACAAAGTCTGCTTTTTTTGTAAGTGCTTCCTGCTTTTCTACAGTAAATTTTACAAAATTATAATTAAATTGTAGTTCCATAAAATCTATTCTTGACATCAATGTTATGTTTACGTTGAATCTTTTTGAAATTTCCTTTATTGTTTTTTCTATGTATAATTTTCGTTGCTCATCACCAGCTTCGTATAGCAATATTTCTATTTTTTCTTTAGGATTGAAGCTTGGTTTACTAAAATTGTACCAAACAGGATCTTCAATTACATAAACAGGTTTTGAATAACCTAGATACTCATCTATTTGTTTTTTCAAAAAAACATTAGTACAGGTAATAAAGTCTGCTAATTGAAACAATTCTTCACATTTTTCTGGTTTTCTTACTGGATAATTATCACAGATATCATAACCTATAATATGACTTCTTTTTAAACTTTTTATGTGTTCATAGTTTTGAAAAAACCTACTTGAACTAGGAACTATAATTATTTTATTAAAAGTTTCTGTGCTTACTGATACATTTTTATTATTGTAGCTTACCGCTAATAGTCTGAGCCTGGTAGCCGCTTTATTATACAAACAAAATATATCATGGGGACTATGTAGTTCTTCATAGAATGTAATAGCCACGTTGTTTATACCACTCTAAACGTTTTGTTTGTTGACGTGCAACAATGCCTCCAGATAACCACCAGTCTACTATCATAGGAACTTGCTTATCAGGATGTTCGCGTATGATACGACCAACTCGCTGTTCAAGCTTAATAGGATTGTTAGAAGGGCAAGTAAGGTACAGTGTATCCAGCCGATGACAACTAATACCTTCATCAAAAAGCTTAGTCGATAACACAGCTTTATATTTTCCTCCAACATTATCCAAAACATCTTTTCTTGTTGATTCATCTGTTTCTCCAATTAAACACACACTATCAGGAATCAACTCCTGTAAATCTTTTAGCATCTGTACTCTTTCGCCTAAGATAAGAGGACAGCGACCAGTGACTATCTGACTTTTGGCAAAATTAGCGATAGCTTTCAAGTAATCTTTATTGCCGCAAAGTTTGTTCAACTGGCGCGACCAATCTCGTTTTGGATCTATAACAGGGAAACGGAAGTCTGTGCGTTTAATCTGAACTACTGGATCTTGTAGTTGCCTTGGGTCACGAGCTTCTACCATATATGGTGAAAAGTAATCTGCGAGATATACGTGCTTTCCATCTTTGCGTTTTGGTGTCGCAGAGATACCTATTTTAATTTTAGCGTTTAACGAGTTAAGTGCTGTTGAAAACATTTCAGCAGGACAGAGATGGGCTTCATCAACTAAAATAGTTGAGAATGCGTCTTCTAATTCGTCGCGTCTATTATATACAGATTTATAAATACCTACAGTAATATCTTGTACGTCAAATAATCCGTCTCCGATTTTACCTATCTTAGCTGACGGAAGTTGTCTTTCAAGCTCTTCAATCCATTGTCTAAATAATAGTTTGGTATGAACCATAACAAGAGTTTTAGTATTATTTTTTGAAATTATTTCACAACCTGTAAACGTCTTTCCCCACCCACAAGGAGCTTGTAACATACCAGAGCGAGCACGGCCACGAGAAAAAAACTTATCTACTACTTCTTGTTGTTCCCACCTTAGAGTCCCAATAAAGTCGTGTGCCTTATCCATCTGAACAAAATTTCTATCATCTTCTATCTCGTCCCATTCAAGTTTATAATAGGAATTTGAAGGAACAATATAATGATCATCATCTTCTTCAATTGTAGATAACCATTCATCACCGTTGTCATAGGTGTATAGAGATAATAGATGATCTTCATCAAAAACATCTTCTTTTTTGATGTAGATTTTTTCAGCTAAGTATATCTTTTTAACATGAGCTTTGTTCATCTTGTTGCCATCATTGTAAGTGTAAACCCACAAATTCTTAATTTGAAATTACTGCCTGGTTGTTGTTCATAAACTATTATCTTAGCTCTTTTGCCATTTGTTTTTTCGTATACACAATCATACTCTTCAGGTAATGTTACACCGCCTCTTTCAAGGGTCCATTTAATATCTTGTTTTAACTCTTCTTTATAACCTTCATCTATCCAGCTTCTAGCTAATGCTTTGCCTAATATCTCAGGAAGTTTTTGTTTAACCTCATCTCTAGACATAAATTTGATATCTTCTTTTACTAATCTATAATAAGGGATAATTTTATCACCTCTATACATAACTATAGCAGTACTCATAATAGTATCTTCTTTCTTAAACCCTCATTTGTGTTATCTAGTGTAATATCTTTAATATACCATTCATTATTTACACTTATCATCGTAGCATATATAGTATCTTCTGGAAATACTATGTCTTCTTTTGTCGGTAATTTGAAAGGGTAAGATATTTTATCCACCCAAATTAAGTTACCTTTTACTTTATTTATCCGTTTTTTAACCGATATGTGATAGCTTCTTTCTGATAAATCATGTGGTACTGCGTTTGCGTCCATACCCCATAGAGGACGTTCAAAAATTAGCTGTTGAAGATCTTTACAAGTGCAATCAAACTGAAGTCGTGTGTTTAATTGTAAGAGTCTAGCAAAATAATCGCCTTCCAGAGACTTATCATCTACTGTTTCTCTATGACTAGACAAGGTTCTATTTACATAGATTTTATCTAAAGTAAATGATATATTCTCTGGTTTTTTATATAATCCGAAAAATGGGAATACAATGTTTCTAAATGTCTTCAAGCTCACCCCAACTAGGACCAATCTCAAAATCTACTTTAATAGGACATCCTGGAATTGATAAACCTCTATCGGTCTGAATACAGCGACGAGCATTTTCAATATACTCCTCAACTAAATCTTCTCTTACTTCTGCCACAATAGAGTCATGAACTACAGTAAAAGGCTTGATTGCTTCAAGATAGTCATTTTCTTCAATCCACTGTATCAGGTCAACAACACCTAGAATATTAATATCAGAGGCAACAGACTGTACTAAAAAATTAACCCCTGAACGAATAGCATGTTTAGCAACACCCTGATTCGGAGACTTTGCTTCTGGAAGTCTGCGTTTACGTCCGAAGAACGAATAAATAAAAGCATGATTCTCAATCTGTTGGTTTGACGCATCAATAAACTTTTTGAGTGCTTTTGCTTCTGAAAAGTATTTATTGATAAATTGTTTTGATTGAGGTACGGATATTTCTTCTCCTGGTTTAGCGTCTTTATTTACCGTTTCTGCGATTTTTGCTGGTCCTGCTTGGTACATAATTCCAAATGTAATAGCTTTTGCATATTGTCGCTCATTTGGGTATTGTTTTTTAACTTCATTAACTTCGACTGGGAGATTGAACATTTGTTTAGCAACATACGAATGAAAGTCGAGTTTGTCAATAAAAGCTTTTTGTAAAAACTGGTCTCCAGATAACATCGCAGCATAATATACTTCAGCTGTACCAAGGTCACACTGGATGATTTTATATCCAGGACGTGCTCTGAAAAGTTTTTTGATGTCTTTATTATCTCTCGGAATGTTTTGGTAGTTGAGATTACCACTAGAAGATAACCTACCAGAGGTGGTCCCATGAATATTAAAACCTGATCTAAGACGCCCATCGTAATCTACTCCATTTCTAATGTTTGAAATATAGGTACCAGCAAGCTTGGTCTTTTCTCTAAGATCAAGAATAGCATCTGCAAGAGGGTGTCCCATATTAGCTAGTACTTCTTTATCAGTAGAGGGGGCTCCAGTATCTGTTTTCTTAGTAACTTTCATATTTAGGATATTAAAAAACAGCTCACGTAGATGATAAGTAGAGTTCGGATTGAAGTCTTTACCTTGAGTGCGTTCAAATCTTTTAACAGCCTCACTCATCATAATTTCTTCAAGACACTCTTCCATATCAATCGTATATTGTTCTGTCAAAAAAGCGACCTGATCAATATCAATGGGTCCGCCATTCTTCTCTAGTCTTTTCATGGCGTGAGTGGCAGGCATCAAAATAGTTTTATATAGTTTATTAAATTCTTCACTTTTTTGTACGAGCGGCTTAAACTTCATATATAACTGAAAAGTCGCATCTGCGTCTTTGCAAGCATAAGGAGCTAGAATATCACTAGGTAACATACCATAATTAAAGTCAGCAAGCTTTACTTTATTTTTACGAGCCCACGACTTTTTATAATCATCTAGTTCCCTCTCATAATCTCCAAGATCTGTAAATCGTAAAGCGAGAGGTTTTAGACCATGCGTGCCAACAGCCTCTTCAAGACAGTAGTGAAGAAGCATAGTATCTTCGTAATCAGGAAATTCAAAACCAAGTTCTGTTT